AATTGTATCAACGCCGCCAGTTTGCATCAAGACTTCTCGGCGATTTACATCTGCCCAGTATTCGTCTGTTAGCGTTGCTCTTGCTGTTTCAAAAATTTGGAACCGAAGTTCGTATGGACTTGCATTAGACATAATTGTCTCCTTTGTGTGTTGTGTGTGTTAGTGAGCAGTTTTCCTCATGCTCAGGAGACGGGCGCGTTGCGCCGACCAGGGCGAGTTTAGCGTCTTCCCGAGACACCGCCCTCGGATGTCACCGAGACGGACCAGAGCGAGTTTAGCGTCATCTCGAGACGATTCCTGTTAAGATTGCCGTTTCTTAAACCAAGTCCGGACATAATATTTTCGCACTATCGCAATGATAAAAAATACTATAGTCATAATGACAGAAATCAAAATCGGACCAAACTCAAGTGACATCAGAAATGCTAGGAATACGTAGTTAATTAGGAGATTTAATGGCGTTGCGATGATTGTGTCGCTGATCGACTCTTTCAGTGCCGCGCGATCTATTTTCATTCAGAGTTTCCTTCGTCATATTCCAGATCTCCGACCTTCGTGACATCTGAATTCTTTGCTGATTCGTTCTTCTCATAAAAATCCTCCAAGCTAGTTTCGCTGTTTGTGTAGTTTGTCAGAAGCAACTCCTTTCGGTTTGCCTCGTGACTTCTATATACTTTACTTGAATGTAGAGTATAAGTCAAGTCCCACTCTTGTTGATCCCAAGAGGAGAACATCTCCTTGAGTTTATCATTGGAGTTGTAGGTGATCATCATCTGCGACTCGCAGGCAGATACCTGGTCGCGAAAATCTGCATGATCAAAACTGCTGTGCATATTACCCTTCTTCCCGTACAAGAATGAATTGATATCATAGGGTGGGTCTAGGAATACAAACGCGTCTTTCTTACACGATGCTAGGACATGCGTGTAGTCAAGGTTCGTGATGTCCCAATGCTGAATCATGTTGCCGAATGCCGGCAACTTACGAATGTTGTTATACGAGAAGTTTTGCTGAGACGCTGCCTTAGAAAAACCTGACGACTCGCCCAGACCTGAGAATGAGCACTTGTTCAGCACGTAGAACCGCCAAGCAATCTCGAATGGATCTTCCTCGAATTGGTCGTCTTTGAGTTCTTCCTTACACTGTATGAACAATTCGCGGTGAGACATTTCTTGGTCGACGAAACAACTCGCGATATCTTTCTTCTCGATTAACTTATTGTAGAGTCGATCGGTTTCAATCTGTAGAACTTTCCAGAAGCAATACAGATTGTAATACTTGTCGTTGACCCAGATAGGCATGTTGGGATTCATCTTAGTCATATGAATTGCCATTGAACCGCCACCTAGGAACGGTTCGACAAACTCAGTCATTTGACTAGGGATACGGTTGTAGAGATATCGTATCGCACGTGACTTACCGCCAGGATATCGTAGCGGTGTTTTCAATGCTTTATTCAAAACTACTTCTCGCCTTTGTAAATTTTATCAAGGTAATCAGAAAATTCTTCGACTCTCTCCAGTCGGTTTGGCCAGAGGATATATTCCTTCTCAGGGTCTTTACGCAAATTATTGAGTAGCGGTTGGATGGCATTGTAAAGACCGTGTAATCGATCCTCATACTCTTCTGCTTCGACTGCTGTTTTCTGTAGAGTTTGTACTGATTCCAGTTCTTCTTCAGTTACCGCAGTAAAACCAAAATCAAAAATATCGTCACTCATTATCAAACCTTATCGTTGTAAACTTATCACCGTCATAATCAGCGAGTTCATATGAAATAATATCAACGCAGGGATATTCTAGCACCCCACCTTGATAGTTCTTTCGCTCGCGGAACTCGTCAATAGAAACTATATTAGAGTTCGTTTGGGTAGGAAGGGTTTTTACTTCCCCATAATTGTTTCGCGACATTATCCCACTCCTCAGGACTTGCATCATCAATACTCTTATTATGCATATTTTTATCAGCAGTGTCAACCTCTGTCAACAACTGCCGTTCACGACTCGGCGCATGGTTCCAGTCAACTGAATCGGTGACTTCTGGATTCGGTAGGTCTAAGTTCAACTCGCGCTGTCCAACCTGAGTCTCAACGGGTTGCGCTTGATCGTGAATGTATAACTGAATCAAAGCATAGTGTAAAACTTTCATGATATCACGACGGTGGTCATCTGCGCTTCCTTTCTTGCCATAACGCTTGGAATACTTAATCACATTGCCAAGACAGAAACCAGTTCCGTGACCGGAGTCGATGATGATATCAGTCGCCTGATACTTGTCGGTCGCATAGTGCTGACCATAGGTGGAATCAACGTAGTTCTTGAACTCATCTATCAAGCGATCTTCATCAAATTTGTATTTCATCATTTAACCTTCTTTTCATTCCCATTCATGTCAGTGATAATTAACTCACCATTCTCGGTGATCTCAATCTTAGCGGCATTGAAGATGTTGCCGATAATGTCCCATACATACATCTCGCCTTTACGGTGTCCGAAAAAGTTTCCGGCATAATAAGAAGCAAACATCAATCCTGTTGCAATGATAGTGTGTAAATATCCGTCCATGTCTCATCCCCTCAGAACATTTTTATGTTTTTAAGTTTATCCCCCGAAGGCGTCTTGTCGAACACTGGTGCATCATCTTCTGGTTCAACGGTGAGATTTTGTTGGTGTTCATCCACATCAAACAACGTCATCCTCGCTCGATCAATACCAACCACGAACCGTTTATGCATATTCGGATCATTGTATCGATTCTTTAACTGCTTCACCATGATCTGTCCAAGTTTCTCCAGTTCTTCGTTGGAGACTAGTGCAAACATCAGGTCAGCAGTTGCCGGTAGACCAAAGGATTCAGAGGTATCTTCGAGACCAGGATCGGAGTTTGAATATCCAGAACGCGTCGTTTGTGTAGCAGATACGATAGGGAGATCAAACTCAACTGCGAGACCACGAAGTTCCTCGGCGATTGCTTTGATGTAAGTGTATGAGTTTATTGACCCTCCCATTCCTTTCATTCTTGAAGACGCACATATATTTAGGTAATCTATGAATACTATCTCAGGCTTGAACTTCTTCTTGAGTTTCAACTCTTCGAGCAGTGCACGGAAGTGACCGCTGTGTGCCTGACCCGTTGGATATTCTTTGATGATTAACTTACCTGCTGTCTTCTTGCCGATATCCATGACGCGATCGCGAAACATATTCTGAGACATATTCTGTATCTGATCGATGGGCACGTTCAACAGGTTGGCGTCAATACGTTCGGCAATGCGCTCCTCTGCCATCTCCATCGTGATATACAGAACGTTCTTGCCTTGCGATAGTACGTTAGCGGCACAGTGACACATGAACAGGGACTTACCCACGCCCGTACCAGCGAGCGCGATGTTGAGTGTTTTGTTAGGCAACCCACCCTTGGTAATACGGTTGAGGTAATCCAGATCAAACGGGATACGCTCTTCCTGCATATGATAGAACTCATAACGCTGATCAACATTTTCGATATAGTCGTGACCGACGTTGGTATCAAAAGAAACTGACAATGCTTTTTGTAGGATATCGGGGAGCGCGTTCTTGGACAGTGACTGGTGCTTACCGTCAATGATCGTGATGGACTCCATGATCGCAAGGTAGACCGCGCGATCCTGACACCACTTCTCAGTTGTATCGTACAACCACTGCTCGTTGTCGTCATTACGCTCAAAGATACGAGGGAGAATATCGACCGCTTCAGTGTAACTGTTCTCATTGAAGCGATCGCTTTCCTGTATCTCAACCGAGAGCGTTTCTTGAGTAGGAAGTCGGTTGTACTTCTGAACAAAGCGAACAACCTCAGAGAACAAAAGTTTGTACGTGCCTTCGAAATATTCCTTCTTGACAAACGGAATAACCTTCCGCATGTACGTTTCGTTCGTTAGGATGTTTCTCAATATGACCTGTTCAAGATCAGTCTTCATCATGTTCCTTAGTGAGTAGCGCACGGTTGGCGATGGCGTTCTCAAGTATCGATTCCAAAACTACACCTGCATATTCCTGAAGTTCAATATTATCTTCAGTAACATCAGCATCAGGACTTGATACTACTAAAAAATTAAAGTTAAGGCAACCCTGTTCTTCATTTACTTTTAGGTTGCCGAAACGAATCACTGATTCTATGAAGTCACCGCGTAGGATGCGAACGTCCCATGCCTGTTCGTTACTGACATCATCGCATGGGATCAGTTCATAATCAATATCTTCGCTTACTGCTTGGAGACTCATGCCAGTTCCTCTTCGAAGTCTAACTCAACCTCTGACCTTCGGTCTATGGAGTATTGATTCTGAATGAAGTCGAGGAACTTTTGACTAGCGAGTAGCGGCGACCAGAACTCAGGATCGAGTGTGTCTTTCTGCCTCACTTTAGATCCAACAACTTCTCCGCTTTCAGTGTCAACCAGTTGATACCACCCATTACTAGGTTTAACAACAAACCCACCAGCAAGAGCAACATCCAGTAGACCGCTATAGCGCTCAATGCCACCATCCCAAGAAACGCTGATAGGAATTTTTGACTTTTCCTTAACAAAGCGTGACTTCTCAACGTTGATGATAAAATCATATCCAGTAACCTCCGTTCCGGTTTTATTTTGACGACGACCAAGAATCCAGATGTTATCGGCAGAGTAGTAAATACCTGTGCCACCCGAGACAATATCCTTCGGGAACAATCCAATTTCTTTGTACGTGTGATTAATCGCAACCAACGGGATACTCTTCATTGTCAGGTATGGCGTGGTCATACGGAACAGACCCTTGAGTGCTTTGGCGCGTGACATATCTGCCACTGACTTCTCATTGATCGCATCTTCAAGTTCTTTCTTGGAAGCGAGGTTGCCAACTGAGTCGATCACGATGATGACCTTGTCGTCTTTGTCGAGGTTCTCGAGTTGACCGATCAGATCAAACTTCAGTTCTTCGACGTTCATGACTGGTACGTGTAGCACGCGATCAGTGTCAATGCCAAAGTTTGTGAAGTATGACTGGGGTGAACCAAACTCAGAGTCATAGAACAACATGACTGCCTCAGGGTTCGCATCGAGGAACGCTCCTGCCATCTTCAGGGCGAATGATGTTTTAAAGTGCTTAGATGGACCTGCGAGAACGGTGAGACCGCTCGTGAGTCCACCGTCAACGCGACCAGACAGCGCAACGTTGAGCATCGGTACATCGATCGTGGTGATTTCTTTTTCATTAAAAAACTCTGACTGACTGAGCACTGCAGTACCAGACACCTTTGAGTTCTTCTTAAGTTTTGCCATTATAGACATAGTTTCTCCTAACCATTTCGGTAAATATATTCGAGAGCGGAATCCGCTTCAAGTTCTAACGGTCTACTATCATACCAATTACCGTTGTCTTTGTCAAATTCAGAACACAGTTTCGCTATCTCTTTCGCTGTTATGGGGTACTCGCGTTTCACAGCATTACCTGCGATGGCGACCATGATCTGAAACATTTTATGATACCAACCTGTGCTGGTAATCGTTTGGTATTCCATGGCAAGTTTCTTAGGAAAGAATGGGCAATCCGTGTAACCTGTCCATGTAATGCTTGTATTATTGAGTGATTGCTTGCGATGCTCAATGACAGCACGCTGCATCTCTTCGGGGAGACGTTCCAAGAACGACTTACCCTCACGCTCTTTATATGGATGCTTTACAACCAGATAATCAATATCGACAGGATCACCTGCATTATGGAAAATAAAATTGTGAGCGCCATCGTAGTTTGCAGGGACATAGTACATCCTGCTAAGGTCTTTAGTTTGCCGGTCTCCAATCGAATCGAGCTCGGTATTAAGTGCGTACCAGAACTTGGAGATTTGATCTTTATGTACAACCTCCATAAGGTTGAATACAAGTCTGAACTTCGGTCGATCCACGGAAGAAGACGCAGTACTATAGCACACGAAATCCCAATGACCAAAACGCTCAGTAAGTATTTCCATGAGTTTATCTGCTGGTATATCAATGTCATCGACATCAACTGCAGCCCACTTTCCCCACATTCTAACATTTTTGTTACTCCGAGTTGTTCCGTCTTCATAGATTGCTGGACTGATCAACGGTGCGGTCGCTTTAGTTTCTGGTTTCTCAGATAACTTGTACAGCAAAGACACGAACTCATCCCAGGATTCAAAGTTCATGCTCTTATGCGTTTTGTTATCGTACCGATTCTTAAAGATAGTCAGCGAATACATTATATAAAAAAGTCTTCCAACGTTGCACGTGGTTCTGCCGCCCACCCAACAGCATCAAGTATGGGTTCGAGCGGATCTAAAAAAGTCTTATTAAACATTGTATCATAATCAACCGAAGAAGTCAAGCCAAATTCTGGTGGCAGTACTGCGGGAAACGCAATGACGTTTTCTCTGATACGATTAGGTTTCTTGAGGTAGATGAACTTGACTTTCTCTCCATCTTGTATGCGCTCATATTTCTGCTCTAACTGTAGATCTTTAAGTCTACGATTATATAGCAGAGACCCGCGCGCGTGAATGGGAGTCGCCTTCTTGTATATCGTCTCACGATCTGAATACTTTGTTAACTCAGACACTCCGCGAGGAAATGCAATAACTTCAGGCGATAAAAGTTTGAACTCAGACTTGAAATCAAGGATGAATTTCTGTACATCTGACTCCTGCCCCTCTACAATAACTTTGAATATTTCTTTGAACCTATCACGAACAATCTGCGGTGTGCTAGACTTTACCGCCTCGATGCCCATCATTTTTAGTTTGGGTTTGGCGTACTGGACTCCCTCGTTATTATGCACGTTCAGGATGTATCGCTTCTTAGCGACCCAGATGCCACGGTCAGCAATCGCCTCACGTTTCATGACCATGCGGTTTTCATACGAGTTGGTTATGGTTGCCAGTTTATCGTATCCGTCTTCTAACTTCTTCTCGAAGTGCTGTTCGCAGATTTTATCCAAGAACTTTACAGGGTTGGGGGGATTAAACTTATCGACCAGTGGCGCCATGTTGATATATACAGAATCAGTATCGATGGCGAGCACATAGTCCTCGTCAGTAGTCCCTAACAGTTTATTCATCTCATGGTTTACGACTGCCTCGGCACATTTGATAGCACGCTGACCAGACTTGGTAACGCCCTCAGCGATACGATGATCAAAGTATCGGAACCACTTATTCGCCAACGCACCATAGAGCGAGTTCATTAGAATCTTGATGCCCATTTGCTGGTTGTCAAGGTTGGCGATCTCATTCTCGAGTTTACGTGACGGTGTTTGTTCATACTCTTGCTTCTTTACCAACATCTGGTTCTTAATTTCAACACGGTTGTCATAGAACTTTCGAATGACCTTGGGAATGATACCCTCTTTATCAGTGCGATAGTTGACGCCGTTGGCGGTCTTGGTGCCTTCGGGCGCAATCGTTTCGGGCGACATATTATACTGTACAATGATGTTTGGGTACAGAGAGTTCAAGTCAAATGAAACAACCCAGTCGTGTCCACCAACAAACGGGTCTTTCACATAACCGCCAACAATCTTACCGGCATCGTGATCAACCGAAGGTTTGAGTGGAATGACAACATTATCAGGGAGCAGTTCGTTATAGATTACGGTGTCCCAGATATTTGTGGTGCCCAGAGCGTCAGATAAATTAGTCTTGGCAGAATATGCCATGGTCAGAACCAGAGAAATAATGCCAATCTTTTCGTCAAGGCGATCAACTAGTTCGACGTCTTTGATGTTATAGTCGATGAACTTCTGAAAGTCATGCTTGTATAGGGAGTGAAGCGATCCATATTCGTCATAGGATAACTTTCGCTCGCCGAGGATAACATGAGCGATATGATCCAGTTTATATGACTCTTGCCGCCCAAAGGTATTCAGCGTGAACTTCTTAAACAGATCAAGGTAGTCCAGTTGAGAAACACCCTCTATTTCATAGACAGTCTGTTTGCGACCGCCGAGAGTGGGGATATCGCGTGCGCGCACACCGCGCCATGGCGAGAACTTCTTGGTGGTTTCGTCGTTCATTATGTTTTTAATACGATTGACGAGATAGGGAATATCAAACATTCGAGAGTTCCAACCTGTCAGAACGTCAGGGCAGTTACGCTCCCACCAATCTAGGAAGTTGAACAGTAATGCTTGCTCGTTGCTTGCGTGATAGTATTTGACATTCTTATCGCTGAGTGAGGTATCGTAATCGTACAGACCCCAGACATGATAGGTGTCAGACTGATTGTTCTTGATAGTGATGGCGATAACAGGGTGTGCCGCCTCGTCAGGTTCGGGGAACCCAGCATCCGATGCCACCTCAATATCAATCGTCGCGATATTCATTTGATCCTGATCGAACTTGACTTCATGCGGGAATCGGTTCGAGATAAACTGCGAGACGTAGTTAGTCTGCCCGTGGACGCCGAACCCTTCGACATGCTTATATCGTTCGAGAAACTCAGTCGCCTCACGCATTGATCCAAGTTGAACAGGTTCAACAGGCACGCCATGTAGGGTCGTGTATTGTCCAGTAGATTTTTTAGATTCTACAAATAGAACTGGTTGGAAGGGAATCCGCTCTTCGATACGTTTGCCGTTCTCGAATCCACGGTAGAGGATGTTGTTGCCAAGACGTGATACATTTGTATAAAATTTCATTCAACTATCATATAAAAAAGAGAGGGAAAAATCAAGTTAAAGATTGGGGGGATTTAGCGACAACCCCCCATGTCGTTATTAGAGCGCGGTAGCAAAGACTGTAACAATCGGCAATGCAAATGATAATACAGCGAATAGCATTGGTTTGATGACTGCTTCAGTATAGCGACCGCGTTCTTCCCTACTCATGTAGAGAATATCTCTTTCGCGGTGCATGTTTACTCCTAGGTTTTTTCTGATTTGCCAATGGAAATTTTACGGGGACGCTTCTCTTCTGGCAGGACTACTTTCAAATCAATGACGAGTAATCCATTTTCGAAGTCTGCTCCATCAACAACAACGTGCTCTGATAACCTAAATGTTCTCGTAAACTTTTTGGATGAAATTCCTTTGTGAATATACTCGCGTTCGGGGGTCCCTCCAAAAGATCCCTTAACAACGAGAATACCCTCTTGAACCTCAACATCAATCTCATCCTTGTCATATCCTGCCAAGGCGAGTTCAATTGAGTAGGTACTATCATCGTGCTTGACTACATTATGCGGTGGATAGAGTTTAGTGTTTTCAGACGAAACTGCTGATAAACGCTCTATCTCGCGCCAAATGTGATCAAAACCAATAAAGTGTGACTGCGGAAAACTAAATGCTTTAGATACCATAACGGTTCCTCCTTAAATTAAGCAAGGTTTGTTGTATAGACGACCGGACAATCCGCGCCGTCAATAGTTATTTATACATGCATAACTTTCAGTTATGCCGGAACGTGAAAAATTACCCAACCCGCAGACTAGGTAATTTCTGACGATACATCATTCAGAAACAGGCGGCGTTTCTTCAGTTACACGCGGAAGTTCTTGCGGGACAGGTTCAGGTTCTGGTGCTACAACTGACACAGGTTCCAATGCGCGTTTCTGTGCTTCCTCTTTCTTTTTATAGTATTCAATCAAGGTCGAAACTGATGCTAACAGTTCCTTCGCTTCATTATACTTCCGAACTTCAACATCTACAGATTCAATTAGATCAGAATGCTCGCCGATACCCATAGGGTTCTCGATGTATGTTCTGATGTTAGTATTAGCAGCAAGCATCTCTGCTCGGTACTTCATTTGTAGCGTTTGTAAAAAATCAGTTCTCATAAAAATTTCATCCTAAACAATTATACCCAAATATCGATTCTCGATTTCCTAGCTGTCAAACCTTCTTCGCGCAAAAACATTTGATAATAACGATCAAATATCTTTGGTTGAAACCTAGGATGTGGACAGTTAGGGTATCGCCTTCGGAATTTTTTCATCAATTCGTCGGCGTTTCTCATTTACCCTCAAGGTTTTTGCTACTTACTGTTTCCTATGTTGTACTTTGGACAGAGTTCCCACTCAGATTTTTCTTTAAATCCGATGATTTTGATTTGTCGAAGTGGAGCACAGTCCTTCGCCATTTCACTATCAACGATCTGGATTAATCCCCAGTCGGACAATAATGTAGCAATACTATTCCTTCGCTGTAGGTCAGAGAGTTCCAGATTGGACTTCTTACCGTCAAGCAAAAATAGTTCCTTAAAATGGACGATGAAGTATCGTCCCTGTTTGTGCAGGATGTGACATGACTGAAAGAGTTTTTTCTCTTTGCGTGACGCCACACCAATGCGGGTTAGTGTTTCACGAACCTTCAGAAAATCATCTGGTTCGTTAAGAGTTATCTCAAGCATATCTGCCGGAGACCAAATTTTAGTTTCTTCCACCTTTATAGATCCTTGTTTTTATTATCGCTAACTGTTCTTTTGAAAGGAGGGACAAGGCATGCTTTGCCTTTTCATTGCTGTAACCATAATATTCTTTTACCGCTTCCAAGTCATGTTCAAGCTCAGGTTTGTTCCATTTAGAAAACCTTTTTCGCTTTCGTACAATATTTATTAAAAAGTCGAATTGGAGTTTATTATCCAACCCATGATACTTATTTATAATATTTGCCGCCAGGACAGTGTCTGGAAAGTAAGAAAGTGACCGATTTACCAAAAAAGAGTTATATGCTTTCGAGTCGACCTCGGTTTGCATTAAATCTTCTTTGGTAAAATTAATTGCATTTACATAATCAAATGGATTCATTTCATCACCATAATCTGGTTTTCATTCACTAGAGGAGAGAGGTCTTCGCTCCTCGATTTTGTAGGGGCAGTTCTAATCGCCTTTACTGAGATGATCAGCAAAATAACTGCCAGAGGATCAAATACACTGACAATTAATAGTATAAATAATCTGACCGCTTGGTCAAAGTAATTTTCAGCATTTGCCCCATAAATTAGTTCCGCGATATATTTAAGCGGTCCAACTTCAATCTCCAGCGCCAACCTGTCGCGTTTGAGGTTGAATAGATCTGCTTGCCATACTTCAATTGTCTGGTACGACTCATTGATCGTTTGGTTAAGAGTCTGCCTCTCTTCCTTTTGAGTTTCGCGAACAGCAATCGCACCATCATTTCCTCTGATCCTGTCGAATTCGATAAGTGTTTGAACCGCTGCGTCAAGTTGAGAGAGAACTGTCTCTGCGTCAGAAATAGTTCGGCGTTCATTTTCAATACGCCGTTCAATGTTTTGTATTTGTAGTTCATTAATGCCTCCATCACTAACAGACTGTTCCATGTGCGCTTTTGAGAGATATCCAAAGATGCCCATCGAAGTGATAAACATCAGAACAATCACCGCGAATGTCAGGTATGTCCGTGTGAACCACCCTGTACTTTTCCACTCAAGGTGCAACCATGTTGCTGCTACCAGTTTACCAATCTCGAGCGCGCTCGCCATAACCACTACAGATATGAACGCTCCGGAGAAAATACTTGCCAATCCGATGATTGAGAAGTATGCCGCAACTGCAGCAATACTAATCGCTGTTATCAGTGTCAGATATTTCATACGATCGATTCTTGTCATTAGCGCGAATCATAGATTCCAAGAAGTCAGTATCTGTATTCTTGTTTGACATCTGTAACAGCGCATTAGTGTCTTTCGGTAAGCAATGACCGCCATATCCAAACTTACCGTCCGGTCCAGGAACTTGAGAATGACTCGTTCCGATACGAGGATCGACGCCAATTGTATCAACCATCACATCGAAATCTTCATATCCGAGATCATTGTAGATTTGATATATTTGATTCCAAAATGTCACCTTCATTGCTAGGAATGTATTCTCAACATATTTGCCGAACGCTGCCTGATCGCGCGAGCAGAACTTAACTTCTTCAAGGTGCGGCAACAGCGGTTTAAACATTTCGTGCCAGAACCTCATGGCACCACCACCATAGATCGCAAAGGTTTGATTGGCAAACTCTTGGACTGGATCGCGGTTAGCATTCGAACTCGCAAGGAACTCTGGAGATACCGTAATATCCAGATCACCATAATCTTCGAGGAACGTAGGAATTACCGCACTCTTAATTAGGTACTTGGTATCACCATACTTCGCGAACACGTCTGCAACATTAGAGGTATCGCTTTCTCCGTTGGGTGTCGCAGGAGTTGCAACACAGACAATGACACCGTCAACTGTGCACGTCTGATCCTCTGGGAAGTTCGCTCCTTTATATGGATCGTCGATGTAAAGGTCAACACCTGCATGCTGCCTTAACACATGCTCAATTGATTGTCCAACCGGACCATATCCTGCAATTACAATTTTCATTCTTCGTCCTCAATACTTTGATGGCGTATCTTATAAGTTTGCTTGCCCGTCGAAACCTTTACAATGTTGGGCACAGGGATTATCTCATAATCATCTTTGTAAGCATACCCTTCACGTTCCAGCACATCTACGATGAAAGCAGCACGCTGGTCAACAGATAAAGGGTTGTTCGCAGTGCCATCCGATTCAATCAGCATGATCACTACCTGCCCAACATCACTAAATGCCGATTTAAACAACTGAGTATGACGGTCGTGCCATGGTTGGAAACGACCGAGCATCTGCGCGGTGCGCTTTTGCCAATCCATTACTGAAATTCCACGTTCGCCATTATCTCAGTCATACAAGCAACCATATTTAGTTCGTGGTCAGCAACGAATGCATTCTTGTATTGGTAGTCGGCGAGATACAAAACCAACTGCGGGATCGAGGAAGGTTCAACCTTTTCGTACATGCTGTCATAGATGCTTCGGAAAACTACAGACGAATCAACGTCCATATTATCTGACACCCACTTGCGCATCTTCTTGAAGTCTTTCTTCTTCAGATGCTCGAACAGATCATCATACTGGTCGCTGGCGGTTTGAAGCATAGCGATGTTCAACTTACCGCCGATGGATGAACGCTGTAGTTCGTTCAGGACACGCCTCCAGTCAGGGGCATACCGCATGATCAGATTAGCGATTTCATCTTTGCTCTCGACGACAATGCCTTCTTGCTCGAGGACATACATCGTTCGCGCAAAGAACTCGGCGCATAACTTTTGCATATCTTTCTTTGAGGTATTAAACTCGTAGATACTGCACCGTGAGTGTAGCGGTTCAATGACGCGGTTCTTAAAGTTGCAAGTCATAATGAAGCGGCAGTTATCAGAGAACTCCTCGATGAATCCACGAAGGGCAGGTTGCGTTGACTGCGCGTTCAGATAGTCTGCCTCATCTAGGATAACAACCTTCAGATCACCTTCGAGTGACACAGTGGACGCGAAGTGCTTGATCTTGGTGCGGAGGGTGTCAATGTTGCCCTCTTCCGAACCGTTGATCATAATATAGTCAAGGTTCAATTGATTACAGATTGCTCGGGCGACTGTAGTTTTACCGAGACCTGCCGTGCCGGTAAGAAGCATGTTAGGGACTTGTTCGTTTACAACTATCTCGGAAAACGTAGACTTGAGTGACTCAGGAAGAATACACTCGGAAACTGTGCGGGGACGATACTTTTCGACCCAAAGAAAATCGTTACTCATTACAACTCCATAATAAAAAATAAAAGAGGGTCATAAGACCCTCGGCATAAGGTCAGTATTAACTGTACCTTATTTCAGTTGAGTAGTCAACTCAGAGACGATTTCCGCTTTGGTAGATGAAGTCGGAACGTTGACGCCTTGAGATATAGCGAGCGACAAAAGGTCAGACTTCTTCATACGCATAAGCGCTGACTCAGATGGAAGTTCTTGTTGCACTTCCGGTGCGGGCGGTGCTGCTGGTGCTGGATTAGCAGGAGTCGAGGGATCAACTTGCTTGCTCCCAGGACGGATGATGTAAAAGATTACACCTGCTAACACCACCAGTAAAACGATTGCGAGTTCCATAGATTACTCCTCTGTTTCCTCTTCTTCGCTTTGTGCTGCTTCGACTTGTTGAATCAGATTGATGCAGTGATCTCGCAACTGCCCGATAGTCGAAAGTTCTTCGCCGCGGAAACCGCCGCGAGATGAAACAGTGTCAACCACAGCAACTGTGCTGCGAGCGACACGGTTTACCAGGTCGATCATTTCAGTATTCATGAATTACTCCTTAAAATTTACTTGTTTTCTGTAGCGCTACCCAATACTCGACATTGGATTCTGTGTTCACAAAGTGTGAAATTAATTTCGATGAGAGATACACGTCATAGTCGCCATCAATCATCTTGAGATTATTAATGTTGAAGATCATCTTGAAGTCTTCAGCGTCAGAGTTACCGTCAACTGCAATCTTCAGTGTGTTTGAGGTTGGGTCTTCGTTGTTCAAAACAGTCAGAACAATGACGCCATCTTCTTTAGTCACTGCTACTTCAGTATGACCAAACACAGATGCGGCACGCTTGATTCGACTCATAGTTTCTTGATCCAAGCGGAAAGAAACATCAGGGTCGGGCATAGAAACATCCTTGTTGGAGGTGGTCAGCATATTGGGGTCAGAGTAAAAATACTTGACGCTCGATCGACCCGAACCATCAGAGATAGTCAGGAACTTTTCCTCGAATGCGATACGAGGCGAATCGACCAGATTGAGTACGCTAAGGAACTCGCTTAGGTCATATACACCGAACGAAGAAGGAAACTCAACGTCTACTTCAGAGCGCGCAAGAACCGTCTTCGCCTCAGATACTGTACGAAGAATGTTACCCTCTTGAATAACGATGTTCGAATGGATGGATGCGAAGTTACGAAGAACTTGCAATGTGTTTTCAGATAATTCCATAATCATTAACCCTTGTTAGTAATACATCTATTATGCAAAAAAATAAACGAAAAATCAAGCTACTTGACTGAAGTTTTTACGTTTAACGAACTCAATCTTAGATTCGAACTTGCCATCGAGCAGTTCACCCTTATGAGATATGATGAATACGTTGGTATCATCATCTAAAGTATCTAATATTTTTGTCAGGTTGTCAACCCCGTCGGCGTCCAGACTTGAGTCAAACGTTTCGTCAAGAATCAGTAGATTAGTTGCAACTGAGTTCTTCATCTTGGCAACCTGCCGCCATGTAAATAGTAGCGCCAAGTCGATACGTTGCTTCTCGCCCTCAGAGAATGAGTCATACGAGAACGCATCACGGTGGCGCGACTTGATGGTTTCTTTGAAGGTATCGTCGAGGTGGAACGAAACGAAGAAGTCCAGCACCTGTAGATACTTGTTGGTGAGATTATTGATCACGGGCAAGTATTGCTTGATGATCTTAGTCTTGATGCCCGTATCTTTCAGCATCTCAGTGATCACCACGTGATATGATGTTCTGTCGGCAAGATTAGATTTCGCTTCAACAACCTCATACTTTTGTTCGGTCAAAATATTCAGTTCTTTTTCTGCTGTTTCGATATCGCCTGTATCCTGCTCATACTTGGTAAGTTGTGACTGCAGTTCAGTAATCCTGCGTTGATACTCACTTACCTGCATGTTTCGCTTATCGATTTCAACGACCTTGGCGGTGCATTGATCAATCTCTTCTTCAAGTTCAGAGAGGGTTCGCTTGAGCGTTCTTACCTTTGCTGCTGCTTGGTGCCGACCTTCTTCGAGTTGGTCCCACTTCTTTGCGGAAGAGTCGACTCTTTCCTGTTTAAATTCTTCATCGATACCTTGATCGCAGGTGGGGCATGTTGTGTTGTTTTCATAAAATGTAATTTCCTTATTCAGTTCTTTTTGTTTTACTCCGAACTGATAATCGTACTTCTCGACTTCAGATATCTTTTTAATTGTATCTGTCGACTTAACCTTGAGCGCATCTAGCGAGTCGCGATCTGCTTCTTCCTGCGATGCACGAAGTTCTTCAATGGTTTCTTCAAGTGCTTTGATCTCATTGAGTTTCTCATACTTCGCTTCTTGGTTCAGATCATGAAGTTTCTCGACATATCGTTTCTGCGTCTTGACCTTCATCTCAACTGCATCCAAGTCGGCGATGTTCGCTCGAACCTGCTCCTTGAGGACAGACTGACGCTCCTTGAGGATACCGTTCATCTTGGAGAATACATTGATGTCCAACAGATCTTCTATTACGTCACGGCGAATATGCGAGGGTAACTGCATAAATGGCACGAACGATGACGAACCCAGAACAACAATCTGATGAAACGACTTGTGGTTTAGTTTCAGAATATTCTGCTCGAGGACTTTCTGATACTCTTTATTGTGCGAGTCCTGATTCACAAGGTTGCCGTCGCGCCATATCTCAAAACGCACAGGTTTAATACCCCGCACGATCTTGTAGTCTGAACCGTTGACCGAGAACTCAACCTCAACCAAGCAGTTCTTTTGATTGATAGAGTTGACCAGTTGTGGTTTGTTGACATTGCGGTGTGCCTTGCCGAACAGAGCAAACGAGAGCGCGTCGAGCATGGTAGACTTACCGGCACCATTCTGCCCGACAATCAGCGTTGATGAGTTTCTGTTAAGATCAATTTGCGTGAACGAATCACCAGTACTAAGAAAGTTCTTGTACCGTAGCATTTTAAAAAATATCATACGAGTTCTAGAGTCTGCGCCTCAATCATTAGTTCATGAACCATGCTCTTGATCCGATGTTTATCGAGCGGAGTATCAACAGCATCAACATAACTATACAATAAATCTTCGGTAGAGTCAAGAGAAACTTTTTCGTCCTCGACTGACGACCCCACGAACTCCTCAAAGTTCTCAGCAATCTTCAACTCATGTATGCGGCGAGAGTTGATACGATCAACAAACTTCTCAAAGAGTTTGGGGTTGGACTTGTTGACTACAATCAGTTTGACAAACTTTTCGTCAATGTCAGGAAGCTTACCTGCATTGTAATAGTAGTCTGCCTTCTCGCGTGTATCGTCATAGTAAATCTTTTCGAATAGTCGAACAGGGTTCTCTACCGCTTCCAATTCACGAGTATCGGTGTCAAAAACATGGAAGTATTTTGGATCGTGTGCATCGTTCCAGAAGAACTCCATTTGCGATCCAAGGTAGTGAATATTGCCGCTTGACGACTTGGTATGGAAGTGTCCCGTCAGAACGCTCTCAAATCGCTCAAACACGCTTGCAGGCATTCCTTCCGTACAAGGTATACCCGCTTGCATTTCGAACCCTGCAATCTCTAAATGCGCCCCCACATGCGTCGCTTTACACTTAGATAAAAAGCGCATTGATTCCACCTCGTTTTCGTGGTTTATCCATGGAATCAATGCGAAGTCTAGACCGTCATAATTCACCACCATCGGTTTCTCAATGATGCGAACTTCTTGCATGTAATGCCCAAGTAATTCTTTCAGAGCATTAAGGTTATTTGTGTTCTTGTAATATACGTCATGGTTTCCTGGTATGATGTCCATGTGTATCTGTAGTTCTCGGAGTTTCTCCAGAAAGATCTTCCGATTGTGTTCGAGTGCTTTGAAATTAATAAACTTACGATTATCGTAATAATCGCCCAAGTGCAGAATCTTTTTGATGCCGTGCTGCTCAAGATGCGGGAAGAAAACGTCACGATAAAACTTTTCCTGATAGTCCATTAATATTTCGGATGAATTACGAATACCGCAATGGGTATCGTTAAGAATAGCGATCTTCATTATATATTAGCCAACTGTACAACAATGATGAATAGTAGGATATTTGTCATAAACAATTCTAAGGCAAGAATGGTATGATACCAAACCCATCTAGTCTTATATGCATTTTCGACGTTTAAGTTTTCGGGATTCGGATCTTCATTCGGTTTAGATGCCAAACGTAAACCCTTAGTAAAGAATTTAATCCACCCCATACTCGTCGTCCTCTTTTATAAACTCACTAAGATCAGAGTCAACTTTGCGTTTGCGCTTTTGCCGCTGACCTTTTTCATATTCCTTTACTACTTTATCTGATTCCTTGACTATGTCAATACGTCCACGCAGTTCATCTACGAATGCCTGAGTCTGGCGGAATGCATCATCATTTTGTGACTCTTCAGAAATTAGATCTTCAATGCCGCTCTCAGTCAAATAGCGCATCTTGATGTCTTGCTGCTTTTTCTCTCGCTCAATGCGGCGGAGGAATGCATACCATGAGATTTGTGTGAAGTACGCAAAGGCATTCGGTTTACCTGTTCGCGTAGCAGTCTCAAGGTTATAGTTATCAATTGCCTTCAAGCAGTTCTCAACTGCGTCCATCATCATTTCTTCGCGATAAGTGTATCGTACAAAGTTTGCTTTGTGCGACAGACCCTCAGCGATCTTTAAAAAACATGAAGCGATATAGTTATTGATCTGAGGTTTATCCATCCCCTGACTTTCTATTTCGCGCGCGTGCTTTACATACTCAACCACCGCCTCAGAGAACTGAGCGTTGTTAACATAATGCGGTTTGTCTTTCGCTTTCATACAGATACCCTTACCTCAAATACTTCATACATTATATAAAAAAAATAACTAAAAATCAAGGCTTTACTTTATCGTTGAAAATTAGTAAAATCAAGCCATGGATCGCAGGGGAGAATATATTAGTGAATCGAATCAGGTCCTGGGAACTTGATGATATTTGAACCGCTGTCAGAATCATCTAGATCATCAATCTTTGATTGCCTTTCCATCTCATCAATTAATGACATGATTTCGTCATGCATTTTAGCATACTGGTTTTTCGAATCGTTAACGATCTGTTCTTCGGTTTGGGGTCGAGTTCTAGAATTTAAATGCATTTCACTTCGTGCTTTTCTATACTCGGAATACAACGTTGTGTTGGGTGAGACGCAAGCAACGATATGATCTTTGGCAATAGAAATATATTGATCTTCTCTTTCTGCCATAGTAAACCAAGGTTTGAACATGTACTTAGTATGCGATGTTCCTACAGTCTTGGTGATCATAGATAATGCATCTTTAACTACATAATCTGTATCGCCTTCTTCAGGATACTCCAACACTTGACAAATAATTTCTTCGCCGTTGGTCATTTTAAACTGCATAATTCCTGGGTACATCATAATTAAATTTCTACCTGAGTAATTTTATAGGGGAATTTCTCTTTAGTATATATCTTAATTCTTTCACCGCTATGCAGCAGAGTGAAGTTCTTCTTGGATTTCCAGTGCAGATCGTCTGCGATATCATACAGTTTAGTTACCGATCCGTCATCAGACAAACGAAGACCCCGACCTATCGATTGGAGTACTCGGATTTGACTTTTTGATGGAGATGCAAATATAACATTATGCAGATTTTTGATGTTAATACCAGTGGAGAAAGTGCCCAGAGAAGCGAGTATAATGCTATTCTTTTGCTTGTCCACAATATTCCTGATCTGTTCGCGGTCTGTTGTTTTTGTTTCGCCCGAGACGAAAAAGAGTCGTTGTCCATCTTGTAATCTCGACTCAATTAAATCCCGTAGACCCTTGCCGTGGCGATCCACAAGGTTAAACAGAACAAGTGTATTTCCAGTTTGATTG